GTTCAGCTTGAGCAGCTCCTTTGGTTACTACGTTTTCCATTTCTTGTAAATTGCTACCAACGGACATTTTAGATCTTTGTGTATAATCTATATTTATTTATAATTTAAAGATTTGAAAGAAATTCTTGGAACAATTCAATTTTATGTTCCTGAAGTACTCTTCCATCGACTAGAGTATTAATTCTTCTTTGAGTTTTGGATGCAAGTTGTTCACGAAGAATTCCACCTTCCCAAACCCACTCTTTACCTTCCATAATTCCCTGAACAAAAGCATCAGGAGCGGAAGGGTCGGCAACGATATCAGCAGCAGTTGCAAGCATGAAATCTTCACCGACAATTTTGTGACCTTCATTAGTCAACTTAAGTGAACCAACACCACGAGAAGAAACACCAAGACAAACACCTTCGCCAATGAGAGATTTTGCAATCTTACCCATTGGAGTTTCTAGAAGTTGTGCCTTACCAAAAAAATTGCTTCCTTTTTGTTCAAGGGAAACAATTTTATGGGAAACACGATCAAGATTAACGGTAGGACCATCAGGGTGACCAAGTTCTCCAAGAGCACGACCTTTGGAAATAAATGATTCGTTGTATCTTGCTACTTCTTTTGCAAGAGTTTGCATTGGATACATTCTTCCGTTACGATTGCAGATATCACCTTGAAGGAAAACTCCCTCAATATACATTTTCTTATCAGCACCTTTTCCTTCGGTGATGAATTTTACCTGTTGTACTTCTTCTGTGATGAGTTTCATTTTAGTTTGTGAATGCTACTTTATTTGCTTTAATAACTGCTGAAGTCCAAATGACATCAGTACTTGTTTTTTGCAAGAATTCGACAGATGAACCTGGCATTGCAAAGAAATTTGTAGTTGCGGCGCCAACTAAAGTGTTTATTCCAACAGTAACAATACCTGTTTGATTATTAAATAAGCGAACACAAGTTGCATCACTAATGCTACTAGCAGTACCAGCAGTGGTTGGAGTACTTACTTCAGTTGTAATAATCTTGGTAATTTCCATTATTCTTGATCCTCGGTGTATTCCTCATCATCTTCTTCGCCATCTTCTCCACCAAATAATGATGAAGCAACGTAAGGTTTTGCACCTTCGATTCTTTCGGATGTTTTAGCGAATAGTAAATCTTTGATTTTATCGCTAATATCTGATGGTGAAGAATCTGTTGCAATCAAATCTATAAGTTCTTCCATAAAATTTTAATATAGTATTATAATAAGTATTTATATTTCTGCTTTTTTGATATCTCTAGTTGATGGGGGCGGAGGTGCCGGCAATTGTTGATTCATACCTTGATCTTGTGGCATTTGATCCATTGGTTGACCAGTTGCTGGATCAATTCCAGATTGATCTGGAGGTGGTAAAGGTTCTCCAGTAATTGGATCTATTGTTGCTGGATCTGGAATAATACCTTTTTTAATTTCTGACTTTATTTGTTGATCAATTTCGATGATTTCACTATCAGTTTGACGAAGTATTTTTCTTCGAACATATTCTTGGGAATAATACTTTCCAATATAAGGTTCAATAGTTGCAAGAATTCCAAGTCTTTCACTAATCAATTCCGACTCTTTAAGTTCTGCAAATTGGTTATCATAGAGATAATCATATTGAATATGATCACTCATTGCATCCCAATCTTCTGGACTGACAATATTTTTCAAAACCAATTGAGTTTTGAGCATATCGTTAAAGATATTGGAAAATCTTTTTCTCAATCTACCAACAAATTTGGAAAATTTTAATTCATCTCTAAGAATTTCTGATGATCTACCAAGATTAAATCCATCGCCACTTCCAGCAATTCTAGATTCTGGAACACCAAGTGCCCTATAAAGTTTTTTCTGAAAATATTCAATATCTGAAAGTTCTCCAAGATTCTGACCACCAGGTAAGGTAGTAATTTCTGTTCCCCTACCACCTTCTCTTCTAGGTAACCAAAAATCTTCCATCATAGACATAAACTTACGATCATCACGTACCTCTCCAGTACTTGCATCATACACAAGTTTATTTCTGTAACGAGACATAACCTCTTTGAGGTATTGTTCTGCTTTTACTTTTGGGAGATTGCCGACATCAATATAAAAAATACGACGTTCTGGCGCTCTCGAAAGTCTATAAATGACAAGACTATCTTCAATCATTCTAAGTTGATTGAGTGCCTTAATTGCTTTATGGAGATATGATAAAATAGTTCCTTTATTCCTATCTACTAAACCTGAAGTAACATAAGTTACAGAATCTCTTGCAATTTTGATGTGCTTTGCGGCGCCACCACCACTAATCATTCCTGGGGATGGATAAGATGCAACCGGCGTGTACAAGAAAAATTCTTCAATTTCTGGATAAAATACTTTATCACTCTCTTTTATTGAATTTACATTAATCAAATTTCTTCTATCTTTATTTTTCTCCTGACGAACAAATTTCATCTTCATAGGATCAATATATCTTACATCCTTAATACCTTCATTTGGTTTTTTAATGTCAATTACTTTTAAATAATATAATTTGCCGTCAACATACCAATTTCTAAAGATCTCATGACATTTTCTGTCAAAGTCCATGATTTCTTTGATATATTTAAATTCTTCTCTAATTTTATCCTTTAATTTATCGCTAGCATTTAAATTTGAAAGTTCGATCTCTACTGGAGAATCATAAAGGTCACTTACAATTGCCTCATTAACAACATCTTCGATAGCATTATCACATTCGGGATGCAATGCCATTTCACGATATCTTTTAATTAAATCAAATTCGGTTCTATAAACACCCTCAATATCTAAATATTGTCCGTAAAATCCACTCGCAATAAAATTGTCTACCCCGTCGTCATTGTTAGGTGGAACGGGGGAGACAATAGATTTTGATTTTAATTTATCATCAGAATCATCAATCGAAAATCCAAAAAGTTTTGCCATCTTATAAGTTTAATCGTATATTCTATTTAGTTGATGTCTTCACCACCAGCATTTGTGCCAGTACCTTTAATTGCTTCCCACCATTGAACTTGGAATTCGCAAGTAAATTCTTCAATTGCATCAGTTGTCTCATAAGAAAGTGGAATTGCTGCAACATTTGTTGGAAAAATATCGTACATATGATATGCTCTAAGTGTAGAACCATCACGATCCAATTGATAGACAAAAGCATCTGCTTGATATGCTGCTGGATCAGTAACTCCAGTCGCATCAGAAACTCTGTTGATTGAATTGATCCACTTCTCAAAAGCAGAACGAATTGCAAAATCAGTATCATTAATTACGGTAACAGTCCAACTTTCAAAAGTTCTGTCTCCAGCAATTTTGAGAATTCTTCCTCTAAATGGAACATTCACTGGACCAATAGTGGATGCTGGAAGAGCAGCCGCTTTAACTAAAAGTCTGATTTTGTCGAGAGTATTTGTATCTGTTGAAGCAGATGCTGGAAAGGACAATACAACTTCAAAAAGATTTGCGCGAGCACCACCACCAGAGAGTTTACTCTTGAAGTCGGTAATCTTCCTTAAAGGAGGTGTATTTAATTGATTTCTGGTTGCCATAGTTGTTTACCTCTTGTTTAATTAGAATTGACCGATTACTTCATCAAATGAAACACCAGTTCTGGTGGCAACAAAAGTAAGACCAATGAAGTTAATTGATCTTGCTGGTTTGATATAAATGTCAGCAACAAATTCGTTAGAATCAATTACTGCAGCAGTATTATTAGTTTCATCACAAACAACAACATAATCATAAATTCCTCTCTTTGCCTGAACATCACGAAGGAATGGTTCAACTATATTTACAAAGTTTGTTCTTGTAATTTCGTCGTTGAATTCGAAGAGTTGATCCTTAGCAGCTGCGGAGATTGCAGTTTCTAAGTAAATGAAGAGACGACGAACGTTAATTCTATCAAATGCTGATGCCTTACCATATCCAGTCTTGTCACTGAATAGAACAATTCCTGCTCCTGGTGAGAAAATAATCGAATTAATTCTATTTGAATAAAGACGATCTCTTTGAGACTTTGAAGGATTATATGCAAGTTTCACTGCATTTAGAATTGCACCTCTCGAAGTTCCTGCTGGTGAATACCATGGGAAGTTATTGATGTCATTGCGAGCACATGTACCAGCAAGATCACCATTCAAAGGTACATATCTGAAAGTATCCGAGAACCTATCATACATGTACTTATAACCACTATCAAAAATTGCATAAGTTGAAGATGTGATAGGTGCATAGAACTGAAGAACCTTATCAGTAATATCTGCATCAGATCTTACAGTTACTTCTGTCTGATTCGCAGTATCGGTAAGAGCAGCAGCCCTATAAGGAGAAATGAATGCAACTGCATCTTTTCTCAGTTCTGCTACTGAAATCAGTTTTTCTGCAAGTGCTTGTGCATCATAAATGGTATAATTTGCAGATCCCATTAATAAGAAATCAACTTTGAAGTTATCAGTATTTTCAAATAAATCATAACCTTCGGCAATTTTTCCAACTGTTGCAGTTAATGTACCAGTTGCTGTAATATCTGCAGATCCATGATAATTTAATCCTCCATTTAAAATAAGATTTTTTGCGCCACATGCACCAAAAATAACTCCACCACTTCCACCTTCAGCAGTTTGATCCCAACCAATATCTGTTGCTACTGTAAATCCTGAAGTAAATCCGGTAGCAGTAATTCCTGCAGGAGCAGATCCTCCAAAAATATATTCGGAAGCATTTACAAGATATTTTCTCCAATAAGAAGGACTTCCAACTGAGAACTGAGCATCTGATGCTTTTGAAATGTTTAAATGCTTCTCAAGAATTGTTCCAGCATTACCAGTAATTGTTCCAAGCGCATCAATGACTATAACGTGAACTTCATCAAATCTTGATCCTCTTGCATTAGCATAATCTGAGGTAAATGGACGATCTGCAATATTATTCCAATTAATTGCAATTTCTGTTGTTGCTGTCCCAACAAAACCAGTACTGACGGTAAGAGTTTGTTGATCAAACCAATCTAATGAAGTTGAGGCAGTAGTTGTTGCAACTCCAACAGAATTATTATTTGTCAAATATAAAGATCCATAAGTTGAACCAGTTTCAAAAGCATAAATTGAATTTGGTTGATAATCTACATTACGGATTGTTCCTGCAGCAGATACATGATTTAAAAGTTTTACTGAAATTGTTCCTGAACCAACTTCAGTAACAATACCTTTAAAATATCCGTTAAGAAGCGAAGTAGTTCCTGCTCCTGCTACGACTTTTCCTACAGCAGATTGAGTAATACCGTATCCAACTAAAATATTTGTTGTGGTAATTCCAATGATTTGATCTGCCTTAGCATCAATCATTGCCACTCTGATTCCATTAGACCAAGAACCAGGGTTTCTTGCAACAACAGTTACGTTAGTGATTGCATTCTCATCATATCCTAGTTCGGTATAATGATCCAAACTTTTAATCTTAATACTTGATGCCGTACCTACAAAACCATTTTTTAAATCAGTATCATCCGCTCTTACTACTCTTAGTGATCCACCATAAGCAAGATAAGAAGATGCAGTTAACCAATGCTCATAATGCTTATCTGTTGCATATGGTTCACCGAAATTGTTTAGTAAATCTTGTTCAGTTTCTACTAAAGTTGGTGAATCAACAGGTCCCTTTGCAAAAGGAGCCACAATTGCACCAATTTTATTAGAAGTTGGATTGACTCTCCCAATTGTTAAGTCAACTTCTCTTACTACAATTCCAGGAGATGCTAAATTTAGCGCCATTTGTATTCCCCGCCAGGTCCAGAATTATTCTAAAAGTATTTATAAAATTCTGCCTCTTTATCGATAATCCCACATATCGGAACGATCACCATACTCATCAGTGTTCCAAACTTCTACTGATGAAAATTCATTTTCTGCTTTTGCAAACAACCATCGATCTCCAGTTTCTAGATCCACATAAACCTCAGTATCATCTAATCCGTCCAAAATAAAACCAAAGGGTGCCATATCTTGTTCAATTTGATTTTTTTGTTCTTCATAAATTCTTTTTCGAACATCATTATTTGTCATTTCTTTAAAATAGTCTTGTGCGACTAACCATGAGAATATGACAAGACACATTGCAAGATCATCATTACAACCTTCTTCTGCTTCAAATGATCTACTTTTTTGAATGAAAGTTGTAAGTTCCGAAATCATGTCATAATCATTAATTACGAGTTTATCATCCTCAACCAATGTTCTTAAGTTAGAACATCCTAACTTTTTAACTGCAGATGTCATGCGAACACCAAGTTGTGACTTTTTGCCACTAAATCCAGATCCAACAATTTGTCCGGCACGACCACGCATAGAACACATTAGAACATTATCATACTCAAGATCAAAGTGAAGAATATTTGCAACTTGATCTCCAATATCATTTACTTCAACTAATAACCATGCATCATCATATGCCTTTGCCACTTCATAAATGATAGATGGAAACATCATTGGTTTAATTTCATTATTTTTATATTTTGCTACTGTCCTATATGGGAAATTTGTAATATCAAAGACTATAAATGCCGAATAGTCACTTCCAACTCCTCTTGCTACGTCAACTGTAATTAAATAATTATGATCTTCTTTTGGGTCTTGATATACGTCAAGACCTTTATTTCTTTTTAATGGATCTTCATAAACTAATAATCTGAGTTTTGTTGCATTAATTAGTGTATCAACCGATCCTAAGAACTCGCATTCGAACTCAACCTTGAACTGCTGCTCACTAGTGTTGGCAATCGTAGATGCCTTCCATTTAGCGTCTCTACCAGGTACTTCAGACCAATGAACATCTGTGGGCACATATTCGTTCTTACCTTTCTCGGCGTCATGCCACATACGGTAGAAATGATTCATACCGTGAGGTGTGGATACGATAATTACCTTTGTTGAACTACCGGAAGAAATCGTAGGATAAACTGATGCAAAAAACTGATCTGCAATATTATTTGGAATAAACGCAAATTCGTCCAAGAATATGATATTATAAGATCCACCACGAACAGCAGATGCAGAAGTCGAAGCAGCAATAATTTTAGAACCATTCTCCAGTTCTAATGACTGTTTGTTCCAAGATACAATACCTTGTTGCATCCATTTTGGAAGATTTTCATATGCAAGTTGCAATCTACCTAGCAAATCTTTTGCAGTGGATGCTTTGTTTGCAAGAATAGCAATATTGACATTATCATTAAATACTGCATAATGTAGTAGATAAGATACGCAGGTAGTGCTTTTTCCCGTTTGCCTAGGCATCTTACAGATATTAAATCTATTCTCATGAAATCTTTTAACCAATTTTTCCTGAAATGGAAACATATCAAAAGGAATAAGTCCATGATCAAGAGAAACAATTTTAATATAAGTTTTTGCAAAATATACTGGATCTCTTGCACACTTCAACCATTCAAGAACTTGTTCTTCAGTCCATTGAATTGCAGTATTTGCTCTCTTTAAATTTGGATTAGAGAGATAAGCATCCGATTGCTTTAGTTGAATATCTTCGATTGGCATAATAGTTAAGATAATTCCTTACAAGTAAAAGCAAACCAAACATCTAATTTGGTTGAGTTGTCAACTCTTTTCATACAAAGTGTAAGCATATTTGGAGATGCTCCACCATGCATAGTTGATGGTCCCTCATCACCAGAAGTATTTTTTCCAATAATAACTCCACTATGTCTCATAACAGAACTATTTTGTGTGAAGGTATTTCCTGTATTAGTGCTATTCTTATCTTGATATACTCTATATTGTAATTTTGTTCCTAATGAATTCCAAGCAGGAATTGCTGCTCCAGCAATATTAATATCACCCTCATACCACTCATAGATGATAG